CGGCGCTTTTTTGTTGCCTGGTCTCGATACGTTGCCGAGTACGGCAACTACTCGACCAGCGAGCAAGATTGAAAAGGAGAATTGATATGTTGACTGAAGTTCAATTGTTTGTGATCGCAACGGTGGCATCTGCGATTGTGTGGTTGTTGAAGTTTGCCAAGCAGCCCGTTTCGGCTGGATGGTTGACGACTGCGGTGTATGTGGTTTCGTTCTTCCTGGCTTTCCTGTTTGCGCCGCTGATCGTCCCGGCATTCCCACCGTTCGTGGATGTGGTGACGTTCGTGCAGGCGTTGATCGCCTGGGTTGGTGATTTCCTTTTAGCGTTCTCACCGTTCGTGGGTTTTGCGACGTTGATCTATAACGTGCTGTTGAAAGCAGTGCTTGAGAAATACGTGAAGCCTGTGATCATGCGCTTTGCAAAAAAATAATCTGGAATGTCGATCCGTGATGAACCGAAGACACACAAAGTCATCATTCCCATACGTTACCCAACGCCATCCCGAAAGGCGATCGTGATCATTGTGGCACAGTCGCAAAATGCCCTTGGTAACTGGACCGTACCGATCATTACGTTCGAAGGTCCAGTGGGTCCTTTCCTGGAGAGTGGACGGTTTGCACGTGACCTGGGCGAGGCTTTTATTGTGGCGGCCTGGGTCTATGACAAGATGATGCTGGATGTGAAGCATGATTATTTTGGCAAGGATGTTGTGGACAGTCTGAGCAATGATGATGGATGATGAATGCGGAAACCATAACTTTACTGATTAGTGTATTGGGTTCATCGGTGCTGACTGCACTGGTGACTTTGTGGTTTACACGACGCAAGATCGCTGCGGAGATCGAGAAGACCAATGCAGAGGCCAATAAGACCAACGCAGAAACGGCATCTGAGGAAGTTGATACAACGAGAAATATGTCTGGTCTTCTAAAAGAGATGCAGAGCCAGAATGTAAATCTGTATAAGCAGAACACGGAACTTGAGAAGAAGAACACAGATCAGACACGCACCATCGAAATTATCACGGCTCGATTGGAAGCCAGAGATGGTCAACTGGCAGCCGCCAATAAGCAACTCGAACTTTTGAGAAGCCTGGCAAAAGATGCGACGATCACCGAAACGCTGCGCACACAACTGGATGGCATGAGTCAGATCATTGCGAAACTGCAAGAGGCGCAATCGGAGGCAGCGAAAATGATGTCGGAGAAGGACAAGATCCTTGCCAATATGTTCGAGACGAATCGGAATCTTGAACTGAAGAAACCACTGAAAGCATAAAGGAAAGTTTTTGAGATGAATTTAGCTTTTCCAACCATACAACGAGCGAAGGTGATCCAGGGTTTCGGGAATTGGAACCCGAAGATGTATCCGGGGGGGCGGCATATGGGGATCGATATTGCTTCGAGTGTGGGGACGCCGATCTATGCGGCATGCCCGGGTGTGGTTGAGGTTGTGCAACTGGTGAACCTGCACGGGTATGGGCGGCATGTGATCATTCAGCATGGTGATTTCAAAAGTTTATATGCACATTTGCACAAGGTGCTGGTCGTTGAGGATCAGACTGTCGAGGCGGGGGCAGCCATCGGTGAGATGGGAGGCGATCCGTCCGATGATGACAAGGTCGATGGGGCGAGCACGGGTCCGCATCTGCATTGGGAAGTCCTTTTGAATAAAACGCCTGATCTGGATTTTGTGAAAACTCCGTATGGCTTTGCGGTGGATGGGTTTGCGTATCTGTTGAAGTATTTTTCTCCGCTGCCAACGCACCGAGGCACGGTGGTGGAGAAGAGCGGGGTGCGGGTGAGACCCACCCCAAGCAATGCAATCATGAGTGATTATTTTGATTCGTTCTCGGTGGGGAAGGCCTTTGAGATTGCCAAGGTGAACGATGTGGACGAGAAGGGTTATGTATGGGCGAAAGTGAATTCTTTGAGGGATGAGTGGGTGTGTGTGGAGTATCAGAAGAGGAAATATGTGGAGGTGCAGCGGTTAGCGGTTAGCGATCAGCCTTCAGCCCCCCTGCCCCCGAGTACGGGGGCATCCCCCCAAATAGAAGAGCACGATTTGGGGGGAGAGAAAGCGGCACGGTTGGATGAGGTGGAGCGGTTGATCAAGTTTTTGGAAGGTAGAAAGAGCGAGTTGCAATGAGTGTAAGAAAGATCACACAACTGGAGTTGGAGAATTTTGCATTGGGCATCGATCAAGCTGATGATGCGGATGTAAAAACTTTGCTTTCGGTTGCAGATGTACGGGCACGTGAGATGTTGTTTCGAAATTTGTTGATCGAGCAAAAGGTCATTGAGGTGGGTGACGAGATCCCATCATGGGCGGATGTGTATCAGCAGTTGTTGAATGCAAATATCAGGCCACGAGTGGCGGCTTATATTGCGTGGGCAACGATGCCAAAGAAATATCGTTACCCTGAGACGCAGGATAAATTGGCGGTTGAATTTTTGGGATTGACATCGGATCGGGCAATTGCGACGTGGCGCAAGAAGTATCCTGAGATCGATATGATGATCTCGCAGTTGCAGGCGGAGGCGATGCTGGAGTTCAGGCCGGGTGCATTCCATGCGCTGGGGACGGTTGCTTCAGACCCGAGTTATCGGGCGAACCCTGATCGAAGATTGTTCTTCGAGATGACGAAGGATTATACGCCGAGGCAGAAGATCGAAGGGGATGCAGGGTCAACGGTGGGGCATAAGTTGTTGGGGCAGCTGAAGAAGTTATCCACGGCGCAGTTGTTGGAGATGCTGGGGAGCGATGCGTTGGAGATTATGAAGGAGTTGGAGGAGGAGATCAGCGATCAGCAGTTAGCTGTTAGCGATCAGCCAGCGGAGGAAGCAGATGGCGACCAAGGATAAACGATCTGCGGTCAAGGAAGAATTACGCAGCCGGTTGATGGCGGAGCGTGATTTTTTGGCGTTCTGCGGGCATGTGGATAAGAAGCATCCGGTGGAGGCACGGCATGTGCAGGTATTGGCGCACAAGCTGGAAGAGGTGGCGAAGTATATTTTGACGGGCGGCAAGGAGGGAATCAACCGCTTGATGGTGTTCATGCCTCCCCGTTATTGGAAGAGCCAAACTGCTTCACGCAAGTTCCCGGCGTGGTTGATGGGGAAGAACCCGGATCTGCGTGTGATTCTGACATCGTATAACGCTGACCTGGCTTCGAAACATTCGAAGGCGGTGCGTGACCTGGTCCAATCTGAGGAATATTCTCAGGTGTTCGGTGCGCTGGCTTCGACGAATGAGCCGGTGTTGTTGGACCCGGACAGCAAGGCGTCCGCTTCGTGGGAGATCGCAGATCGGAATGGCGGGATGCTGGCGGCAGGTGTGGGCGGCGGTATCACAGGCTTCGGGGCGAATCTGTTCATCATCGATGATCCGGTCAAGGGTAGGAAGGAAGCGAGTTCTGAAACACTGAGGGAAGATTCTTATGAGTGGTACCAGTCCACGGCTTATACACGTGTGGAAGATCACGGGGCGATCATCGTCATCATGACCCGCTGGGATGTGGAAGATCTGGCTGGTCAGTTGTTGAAGGCGATGGTGAGTGACCCGGAGGCAGATCAATGGGATGTGGTGTGCATGCCTGCGCTGGCATTCGAGGAGGATCAATATCCGAAGAGCCAGGAAGATTTTGTTGAGAATTTATTGCGGGGTGTTTTTATCCCGATGGGGGGGGATCAATTGGGGCGTTCAGCAGGTGAGCCGTTATGGGTGCGCAAGCACACGGATGCGATGCTGAAGGGGCTTTCGGTGAACATGGATGATTTTGAATTTTCGGCACAATTCCAACAGTCACCGAGGCTGGCGAAGGGAAATTTCTTCGATGAGCATGATTTCAAGATCGTGGAGAAGGCGCCAAAAGGTTTGAGATGGTTCCGTTATGCAGATCTCGCTTTGGGTAAAACCAATACGAGTGATTGGAATGCGTGTTATGCGGTGGCGATGGATGATGAGGGCGGGTTGTTCATCCGTAACCCGTTGAAGGTACGTAACCTGGATGAATTCCTATTGTTTGTAAAGGCTGCGATGTTGTCGGATGAGGAACTTGGCACTCGCTGGGGCTTCGAGGATGTGGCGTTCCAGCTTTTAGTGTTCAAGGATTTGTTGAAGGATAAGAGGCTGGCGAAAATTGCCATATCCGCAGTGAAGCCAGTTGGAAGCAAGGAAGACCGGACAAGCTCATGGCGTGGACGTGCAAAAGCAGGGAAAGTGTTTTTGGTGCGTGGCACTTGGAATCTAGGTTTTTTGCGAGTGGCTTCGTCATTCAGTCCTACCGCACGTGAAGATGATGATGTTGATTCTGTAAGTGGGGGGGTGCAAATGATCGCTGAGGAGGCGGGCGGCGAGGGAAGGACGGCATCGAGCGAGGCGGTGGTGGTGAGTGCGGAGGAGCTATTAGCTTTTAGCGGGGAGCGGTCAGCGATTAGCGGTATGGAGCAATTATTTGAAAACAGGTTTGCGTAGTAGTGGTCTCGATATGCCGATGAGTACATCGGCTACTCGACCACCGAGGAGTATATAAGATGAAGAAAATTCAAAAAGGGAAACCGTTGGAAGAGCTGGTGAAGGGATCATTAGATTATACGATCAGCTTGATCAATCAGGCATTTCGTGTGCAATTCCCATATCAAGAAGGTGCTCTGAGTTTTTGGATCGTGGAGGTCTTCTCTGATCATGTGATCGTTTCAGCGTGGGGAGATAAAAGCCCGCTCAAAACCGATGAGTTTTGGAAAGTCACTTACTCGAAAGAGGGTGATTCTTATACATTTGCACTGCGGGATGCGTGGGAGATTGTCGAATTAGCTTATCAACCACAAACCACGGCGCAGGCTGTGGCGGAGAGCCAGGGGAAGAAAGTAGTCCCGCAAGGGGATGACAAAGGTGGAAAGAAGAAGGGGAAGGGGCAACGGTTTGATGAGCGTGTGAATGCTGCCGTGGTTCTGGAGGAGAGGGAAGAGGGGAAGCCACGGAAGATCAAGATCGAGGGTGCTATGACGGCGAATGTTGTGAATGGCAACAGACGCCGATATCCTGCGGAGGTGGTGCGTTCGGCGGTGGAGGAGTTGCGAAGCCATCTGAACGAGAGCGCCGGGCAGGGACGTGCGATTCAAATTCTTGGCGAGGCAGAACATCCGTCCGATAAAGGCGGGCGTCCGAATTTGCTGGAGACGGTGACGAAATGGGATGAGGTCGTGTTCGATGGAACACAGGTCGATATCACAGGTCGCATTGTTGAAACCAGCAAAGGCAAGGACATCCTGACCCTGATGGAAAGCGGCGTGATGCCCGGTGTGAGTTTGCGTGGGTACGGTGAAGGCAAAAATATTGGAAAGGGCGAGGATAAAGTTTTCGAAGTGACGGAGCTGCATATCACAGGTTTTGACCTGGTGCTGGAACCGTCATTCGAGAATACCGCTCAACTTATTGAATCACAAAATCAATCATCTATGGAGGATGACATGAACGAAATGTTGGAACA